CGTGGATATCGGACTGAGGATGCTGGAGCCAAAGGAGTTATATGGATGTCAGGGCTTTCCGGATAATTACATAATTGACAGGGATTACACCTGGAAGACTTATCCGCGAAGCGAGCAGGTAAAGAGGTGCGGCAATGCAGTGTGCCCGCCCATACCGGCAGCACTGGTCAGGGCAAACCTGTCGGAACTGTGTGTAGCGGAGCGGAAGCCAAACCCAGTGATATCAACGGAGCAGACATGGCAGCTGAGGTTTGCATAAAGGCAGGCTCCCGGAGGTATCCGGAAGCCGTATCAGCCCAGAAATCAGGAATCCCCGGTACCTTCCAGAAGTACGAGGAAGTCAACCAGGAAGGAAAGGCGTTTCTCCGGCAAGGTATCCAAAAGATGCAGGAACCTGTCAAGCGTGTATTTACCGTATATCACTCTTTGCTGGGGCAGTCCAGTACTCTGTCTCCCAATGAGGTAATCAATGGAGACTCCGTAAAATTCTGCAAGAAATGCCAGCGTATCACAGCCAGGTTCATGGATATCATTTTCATAGTTGGATATGGTGCTGTTGGATAGATGCAGGCGAGATGCCAACTCCTTTTGAGTAATGCCCCGCTGGGAACGGAGCCGCTTAAGATTTTGTGATAGTTTCTCTGTCATAATGTCCTCCTTTGTGAGATTTAGTTAGTTTACGATAATACAGTACCGCAGTATGCGGAGAAAGGAAAATATGGAGAGATTGACAAAAGCTGAATTGGTAAATGGATTTCCGGTATGCTATCCGAATAATTGTTCTGGATTGCCGGAATTTGTGACAAAGGGGAATCCATACAGGAATATAGTGGAAAGGCTAAAAGCGTATGAAGACCTTGAGGAACAAGGGAAACTGCTGAAACTGCCTTGCGCGGTAGGTGATACGGTTTATGCCTTGGATAGATTTTGTTCGGGTTCTTCCTTAGATTGTCCGAGTAGACCATGCGAATCTTGCGAAGATTATCAACTTGAAATTTACGAGGGAGAATTCAAGCTAAATGATATAAATGATTTCGGCAAAACCGTTTTCCTCACCAGAGAAGAAGCCGAGGAAGCGCTGAAAAGGATGGAGGATGAGAAATGAGAAAACTTAAACCCTTACTCCGGAAGCATTGGAATTGTATTCTATGGTTTGTTGTAGGAATACTTGTCATGGTATATGGAGAAGTATCAACATTGCAGTATTTTTTATGTTGGTCAGTGCTGATAACATATCTTTGGAGAAAACCAGTTAAAGAAGGGGACATTGTGATAGAGAAGAATGAAGAAAGTTTGAGGACGGGAAATGAGACTGAGTGCGAGAAGCCAAAAGCGATCCTGGTGATGGAGATGCCGAAGAACTGTGACGACTGCTATTTGTGCGTGGAGTATGGAGGGTGCTACAAATGCGCTGCTACAGGTGATGTGATGGCAAGGCCCCATGAGATAAGGCCGGCCTGGTGTCCGATCCGGGAGCTGCCAGAACGGCCAGGCGTTGGATTGGGAGTAAAACCTAATTTCTGATAGGAGGTGATGATATTGCGCAGAAAATGCCATAACTGCCTGTGCCGGACATGTTTAACGGTATGCGGAAAGTGTGTGGAATGCAAAGAAAAAATTACATACTGCGAGAATTACAATGGGTTTGAGCAGATAAGCATTTTCTGTGCACCGCAGGAGCCGCGGCACCATAGAACACCACGGCACTCGATAGAGTATTACGGACTGACAGATGAGCGGGTTGCGGAATTAGAAAAGCTGATACAGTCCGGCAGATATGCCTCTCTCGCTTCGCAGGCGGCTCATACAGCTAATGAAATGATAGCAGAGTATATCTTGCTTAGCATTACTCAAAACAAGTCCTATGACGCTCTCAGGGTGAAATGGGAGCTAAAAGAAATGGAGCAGATACCGTACTGCCGGACGGATTTTTATGGGATTAGGAGATATTTCATGGCGATTTTTGACAAGGAAATGAGGAGGATAGGGAAATGATTAGATGTAACAGTCCGTTTGCGTGCTATAACAGATGTGTAATTGATATGGATGCACAACAGTCGCAAGGTGGAACTATCTGCTGTGATATGGCGGAAGAGATGGATTTTGACAGGAGCCGCATACTGCAACGATGTGAACATGCGGAGAACGTGGAAGAATAATTTGGTACAACTTCCCCTCAAATCTCCTATACAATATTATTAGGGGATTTAGGGGGTGTGGAGTGAAATATGAAGTATTGGAGAATTGAAAATACATAATTGACAAGGGAATGAGCCTTAGAGGATTTGCGGCCCAATGCGATATTCCGTCCTCTGTTATGTGCCGGTTCCTGAATAGAAAGACGGATATTCAGAAAAGGAACATTGATAAGATTCTGAAAGTGACTGGATTGACCTATGAGGAATGTTTTGAGGTAATAGAACCATTTGGATAGAGGAGAGAAATATGGGAATCAGAGTAGATTGTGATTTTGTTGAGGATACGGAGCGTGGGGAATATTGCGAACTGAACCATTGTGCTTGCGATTCAGAAAATTGCGAAATATTGAAATATGGTATTTGCATGGAGGATATTGAGCAGGGGCAACTGGCGCAATGGGAAATTATGAATCAACATTTATGATTGAGGTGAGAGAAAGTGGCTGCCAGGCTGACAGATAAACAGAAAAAAGAAATAATTGCTGATTATGTGGAGTCTGGCAGCTATAGAGCAACGGCAAAGAAGTTTGGAGTGTCAGATAACACTGTAAAAAAGATTTGCAATGAAAATGCGCAAATTGCGCAGATGTGCGAAGAGAAAAAAGAACAGAACACTGCTGACATTTTGGATTATATGGAATCCAGAAAAGAGAAAGCGAAAGATGTTTTAGATGCTTACATAGAAGCCTTGAAAAAGCCAGAAAAAATACAGGCTGCGAAGCTGTCAGAGATTGCTACTGCAATGGGGATTGTGATAGATAAATTTATCAACAATCCAATGAAACATCAGTTAGATAAGCAGAAGCTTGAAATCGAACTCCTGAAGCTGGAAAGCCAGGTCAAGGACAGCCAGCCGGAGGAAGAAGCAGAGGACAACTTCATGGACGCTCTGAACGGAACGGCGGCGGAAGTGTGGGAAGAAAGTGAGGTAGAGGAAGATGACAGAGAATGAAGCGATTTCAAGAATGAGATATAGAGTAGACACCGCAACGCATATTATCGGAAAAGGCGTTGACGGAAAAGCTTATGAAGATATGGAAATGGCAATTAAAGCCCTTGAAGAAATCCAACAGTACCGAGCAATCGGCGCAGTCGAGGAATGCCGGGAGGCAAGGGAAAAGCAAATCCAAAAGAAACCTATCCATGGCGGGCTATATGCTTGCCCCAACTGCCACACAATTATGTTGCAAGGCGCTTTTGAAGCAAGGGGGAGATGTTGCAAGGAATGTGGGCAGGCATTGGATTGGAGTGAAACGGTTTGAACGAAATTAACACCCGGATAGAAAATATCCGCAAAGGCATAGCAAAACGCGCCGCCGCAATGAAAGCAAAGGTGCAGAAGCAGGGCTTCCAGTTCAAGCCATTCTCCACCAAGCAGAAGAAAGTCCTAACCTGGTGGTGTCCTGCAAGCCCGGTCAAGGATATGGACGGAATCATAGCAGACGGGGCAATCAGGAGCGGTAAAACGCTGTCTATGTCGCTGTCCTATGTGCTGTGGGCGATGGAAAACTTTAATAATAGCGATTTTGGAATGGCTGGAAAGACGATTGCTTCTTTTAGGAGAAATGTTGTAAATACCCTAAAATTGATGTTGATAAGTAGAGGATATAAAATCAAAGACCATAGAGGAGACAGCCATTATTTAACCATAAGCAAAGGAGATATAACTAATACATTTTATATCTTTGGAGGAAATCACGAGGGTTCGCAGGATTTGGTTCAAGGATTTACGGGTTCCGGTTTTTTCTTTGATGAAGTTGCCCTTATGCCGGAATCATTCGTTAATCAGGCAACCGGGCGTTGTTCGGTGGACGGTTCAAAGTTTTGGTTTAACTGTAACCCGGACAGCCCCAGGCACTGGTTCAAGGTCAACTGGATTGATAAGGCAGAGGAAAAGCGGCTTGTATATCTGCATTTCACCATGGACGATAATCTTTCCCTATCAGAGCGCATAAAGGCACGATACCGGGGAATGTATGTGGGAGTGTTCTTCAAGCGGTATATCCAAGGACTGTGGTGTGTGGCAGAGGGGCTTGTCTACTCTATGTTTGACGAGGACAAGCACGTCAAAGACAAGCACATGACCGGGGCGAAAGAATGGGTAGTGTCTGTGGACTATGGAACGGTGAACCCATTTGCAGCAGGCTTATGGGCATTTGATGGTCGGCACGCTCAAAAGGAATATGAATACTACTACGACAGCAAAGAAACCGGAATCCGGAGAGATGATGAAACACATTACCAGGAAATATGCAAGCTGATAGGAGATAGAAAGGTATCATTTATCATTGTTGACCCGTCCGCAGCGTCTTTCATTGAAACAATCAAAAAGCATGGGAAGTACATTGCAAAGGGTGCGGAAAATGATGTGCTGGACGGAATCAGGGTGCAGACAACGTTCCTGAACAGAGGAATTATCAGCTATTACAAGGACTGCGAAGCAACCATAAATGAGTACGGGTTGTATTCATGGGATATGGAAAGCCCGGAGGACGCTGTTATAAAAGAGTTCGACCACTGTTTAGATAGCGACCGTTATTTATGTTATACATTCCTGCGGCGGCGGTTGAGGTGGAAATATTAAAATGGATATGTGGTAGAAAGGGAAAGGATATGCTTTTTAGACGCAAAAATCAGTATCTATTCAAGTTTAAAGATATACGTGAAAAAGAAAGATATGCTACAGTAACGGCAAAAAGTGAAGCAGACGCGGTTTGGAAGTTCATAAACAATCGTGCATTTCTTATGGTAAATCTTGATTGCGAATATGAGGTAATTGGAGGAATAAAAGCGATTTGAAGCATCTGCCAATGTGGTAAGGAGAGGATAGGAAAATGAATCTCATACAGTACATATCGTTCAGCATAGACAAGGCTATTGAAATGCTTATGGATAGCAAGACAAGCAAAATGGACGTTGCATTATTCCTGATGGATTTTAAAAAGATTCTGAATAAACCGGAAAAGGAAATCGTGGACGGAGGTTTTAAAGAGGTTGAAATAAGAGGGATTGAGGAAAGGGGATTGACAGAATGAGCATTAGCGAACAGGTAAGGGAATTAAGGGAAGTCGCAGAAATGTATGAGGGATTGGACGGTGGTAAAATTCTGTCAGAAGCCGCCGACACCACAGAATCCTTATCCGCAAAGCTGCAAGCGGCGAATATGGAGCGGTCAGCGGGGGATTGCAACGGGTGGATTCCGTGCAAGGAGAGATTGCCGGAAATAGGAAAGCTTGTAATATTATCTTTGAAAAACCTTGATATTTGTATTGGATATAGGGAAAATGATAGTATTTCAAGAATGACAGCTTATCTTACTGAAAAAGGATGCAGAATTGAATTCGGATATGTATTAGCATGGCAACCTCTCCCAGAGCCATACCATGAGCCTTAACCAATCCATCACCCACGGCAAAGAATACCGCAAGCCATACCGGGGAGCGAAAGGGATAGAAAGGATATAAATGAGTGCTTATAAAATTTTTGCAATAATTTTTCTTTCGATTGTTTTGTTGAATTATTTACTCCAAATGACAAAGTGTAATGAAAGAATAAAAAGAATAATGAATGGGATAGCTTTGATAGCCATATATGCAGTTGCCTTTTGTTTAAGTGGATTGAATTGAACGCTAAAAGGCAACTGCGGCAGGTGCAGGAGTTGGGAGAATATGAGAGGGGCGGTGATTGAATGATTTCAGCAAATGAAGCAAGGGAAAAGACAGAAGCGGTAAGAAATAACGGCGTTGAGCGTGAACTGGAAAGAATCGAACATGAGATTGAGGAAGCTATCAGAAATGGAGATAACAATATAGCTTTAGACGGTACGATAAGTCACCCAACAGCTAACTATATGCGGCAACTGGGATATGAGGTACACACTGGCAGTCAGTACAACGAATCGTATTTTACAATCAAGTGGTAAGGTGAGTATAACATGGGCTTAATTTCGTGGATAAAGGAGAAATTCAAAATGCTGTTTAAAACGGACGCTGAAAAGGCTTTTGGTGTGGAAACGTACCTGTCGCCGGAAATGGACGCTGCTATTAAGCTATGGCAGCAGTTGGAGAGTGGTAAGCCTCCGTGGGTAGATGGGGATACCAAAACAATCCGGTTTTCAAACACTGTGGCCAGGGAGCTGTCTAAGCTAGTCACACAGAATATTGACATTAAGGTGCAGGCCAAGTATGGGATTGGGGAAACGGCGGCCAAAATCCAGAAAGCCATTGACAATTATTTCCTGAAGAACGCTCAGGAGATTATTGGCAATCAAATCATGCTGGGTGGTGTGATGGCGAAGTGGAACGGTAAGGGAATGGACTACATACCGCCGGATCGGTTCCTGGTGACGGAGTTTGACAGCAACGGGGATATACATGGGGCAATCTTCTTCTCCTACTACCAGAAAGAAAAAAAGTTCTACACAAGGGCAGAATGGCACAGGTTCGAGGATGGCACACAGAAGAACGAAGCCGGTGAAATGGTATCGGTCCACATTTACCAGGTGTCCAACAAAGCCTTTGTGTCGGACCAACAGGACCAGATCGGCCGGGAGACCACACTTAAAAATACTAAGTGGGCGGATATTGTGCCGGAGTTTACAGCGGAGAACCTTGAAAAGCCTTTATTCGTATACATAAAGAATCCATACAGCAACACCATAGACTCTGACAGTCCACTGGGAGTATCCTGCTTTTCAGAGTGCATAGAGGAGCTTCGGTGGCTGGATATTGCAATGAGTACTATGGGTATAGAAACAGAGGATTCGGCACCTAAAATGATTGTCGGGCAGTCTGCAATACAGTATGCGAAAAATAATGGGATTAAACTTCCGAGAATGGTGCTTAATACTGGACTGGACGATATGACAGACAAACCATTTGAGCAGTGGCAGCCACAGTTGCAGGTGGCGAGCCGGACGGAGGGCATTAATTTCTATCTGAATATTATTTCTGCAAAAGTAGGGCTGGATACCGGGACTTTCGTGTTTAACGGTCAAAAGGTGGTGGTTGCCACAGCTACCCAGATAGAAGCCACAGAGCGAAAGACCATCAATACCATGATGATGTATCGTCAAGTCCTGGACAGGCCGGAATCGAACGGAGATGGGCGCGTTGGGGTGATACATGATATTGCGTATATCATTAACGCCATGGAAGCTATTAACGGCGATATAGCCCCATCCGAATTTGGAAACTATAAGCTGTATGCTGACTTCGGCGATCCATTCAGCAATAAAGAAGAGGACAAATTCTTTGAGCTGCAGCTTGCTAACCAGGGATATATGGCAAAGTGGCGCTTTAACGTCCGCCACCTGGGAGTTACGGAGGAAGAAGCAAAGCAGATGGTGCAGGAGGCTGTTGAGGAAAGAAACGCGAATCAACCGGAGGAAAGCAGACTGTTTGGGGAGGAATAGGGAAATGACATTACAAGAATTGGCTGACATATTGACAGAAGCATGGGGCGGCATTTCTGAAAAGATGGAAAAGCTGGCAGAAGCATTACGAAAGGCATTTGATGAAGCCAATAAGAAAATCGAGGAACACAAGAGGCTTTTGCGAAGACCGCCAAAATGGTACAGCAAAGCGAATGCTCCCGCTATACTTGTGAGTAGAAGCAAGCTGTATCATTGCCGGGATAATTGTTAGAAAGCGTGATTTTATGAGAATCAACAAAACAAATGGGAATGTTGACATAAAACTGGATACAAAGCGCATTGACCGCAATATGAAAGAAGCGCAGAAGCTGTTGAACCTGGCTGTCCGGACTGACTGTGAGCCGTTGGTTCCGTTACTGAATGGGCAGCTTCGCCGGAGCGCCAATTTCCCGGAGGGAGTATATGGGGGAGTGCTGGAATACAATACGCCATATGCGCATGCGATTTACGAGGGATTCGTATTTACTCCAAACATACCGATTAAGGACAGCGAGGGAAATATTACTGGTTGGTTTTCGCCGCCAGGACAAAAGAAACAGAAGACCAACAGAAAAATGCATTTCCACGAACCTGGCACAACAGACCACTTTTTTGAAGAAGCGAAGCGTTTACATGGCGTTGAATGGATACGGCTTGTAAAAGAAACTGCCGGAAAAGATTAACTTGGTACAAATCCCTATGCAATCTATTTTATAATTATACTGTGAGGATAGCTTGACGGAGCGAAAGCGGCAATCCCTAGTCGTTTCCTCACAATTCCAAAATAGGGAGATTGCAGAAAGGGAGTGCGATTATGAGCAAAAGAATAGACATGACCGGTCGGAAATATGGGAGATTAACAATCATAGAGCTTGACCGGATAGAGAATAACCACACATTTTGGAAGTGTCGTTGCGAATGCGGAAATATCGCTATAATTGACGGGGCAAAACTGCGTAACGGTCATACAAAAAGTTGTGGTTGTTTTAAGTTGGAAAATGTACGTAGACAGAGAAAGCATAATGAGTATGAAATTTTTGACAGCTATGTAAAAGTCAAATTAAGCGATACAGAGTATATGCTTTGCGATATTGAAGATTGGGAGAAATTAAAGAAACATCACTGGTATGTTAATGCTGTTGGGTATGCCGCGGGCGGAACAAGTAAAAATGGAGTATTCCTTTTCCACAAGAAAGTGACAAATACCACAAGCGAAATCATTGACCATATCAACATGAATAAATTGGACAACAGAAAATGCAATCTGCGGATAGCGGACAAGAAAATCAATTCCATAAACAGAGGATTGCAATCAAATAATAAAACTGGATATAAGGGCGTTTACCATGATAGGCGGTATGGCACATGGAATGCAAGAGTTACTGTTGCCGGAAGAACCATTCATTTAGGCACGTTTCCAACAAAGGAAGAAGCGATTGCGGCGAGACAAGCAGGAGAAGAAAAATATTATCTTCCACAGCTTGAATCCGTGAATAAATAGTTTGGCAAATGGAAGAGGCCGGGAAAGGATAGGAGTATGAGCGATGAAGTAAGGATGTTTGCAATCATGTGTGCAAAGAACAGCATAATGCTTATGTGCTTTACATTATTAGCAATTGTGTTTAGTCATTGGTGGATTGTATTTTTTGCCGCTTTATTCTGGACATGTCCAGCAAAAGAGGGAAAATGATATGCTTAGGCCGGAATACTTTGATGGAAAAGAACAGCGCATGATGGAGCTGTATCAGCAGTTATCCGAGTTTATCCTGAAGGAAATTGCCCGGTTCCTGATTGCTGCCGGGAAGATAACTCCAACAGCTGACCGGCTGCTTCAGCGGCTCCGGCTGATGGGAGAGACGCAGGCGGAGATTGAGAAGAAGCTGCAAGTCCTGACAAAGCTTTCCAGGAAAGAGCTCCGTGCAATCCTTCAGGATGCTGTCCTGACATCGTGGGAGATCGATGCGGCTCCTTTTCGGGAGATAGGCATAAATCTATCAGACCCACTCAAAAACCCCGCTGTAATCCGAATTATGGACGCACAGTACAAGCGGAGCCAGGGGGAACTGCAGAACCTGACCAGGACTACCATGGACCAGAGCAATGTTGACCTGATGAATATGCTGAGCGAGGCGGACATGCGGGTGGCTGCCGGAGTACAGAGTTATTCCGCTGCCATAAGCGATATTCTTGACCGGTATGCCCACCGCGGGATATATGTGGACTATCCGAAGACGAACACCCGCAGGACACTGGAAGCGGCGGTGATGTGCTGTATCCGGACAAGCATGGCGCAGATGGCTGGCCAGGTGACCATGGAATTTATCAAAGAGGCTGGGACGAACCTTATCATCACATCGGCGCACACAGGGGCCAGATTCACGGACAAAGACGAACCGGCTAATCACATGTCCTGGCAGGGGAGAGTATTCTACATAACGGATGCGGACCTGGCAGAGTTCACGGAGGTAAGGTATAAGATTGAAAGCAGCGGCGAAAGGGCCGGCGGCTCTCCGAACACCAGGAAATATCCTGATTTTCGGGAAACAACCGGCTATGGTACAGGAGAGGGCCTGGACGGATATAATTGCCGCCATTCCTTCGGGCCTTATGATGAACGCATAGGCAACCCATGGCGGGACAAGGACGGGAATCTGATAGATGGCGCCGGAAACCTGATAGACAGCGAAGAATCAAAGCAGAAGTATAAGGACTCCCAGCGGCTCCGGGCGATCGAACGCAATATCCGGGCAATAAAGCGGCAGCTGGCGGCAAAAGAGCAGTTGATGCAGGGGTCATCCAGGGAAGAACTGGAACGCCTGCAGCCGGAGTATGACAAACTGGCCTATGAACTTACTAGGGAAAATAAAAAGTATAATGACTTTGCCAAAGAGCATAACCTTACGCCGCAATATGGGCGGACGAAACTGGCTGATTTTGGCAGGGAGCAGGCAAAGCGGAGTAATGCCGGGGCGAAAAGATATGCAAATAGCCATATGGAATTGCAGGGGGATAATAAAACAGCCGATATTGAAGAAAACAATGTCTCAAAACCGGTTGCCCAGGAAGGAAAAGGCAGTTATAATAATATCAGGAGCAGGGAAGAGCTGCAAAGGGCAGCGGAGGATATAAAGTCCCAGATTGGAAACTTTGCAGTGAATCCATCAAAGTGGAGCGGGAAAATTATTATTGATAATTCACTTGCAGATAAGGGCATACTGGGTGAAAAAAGATGGAGCTGTGATATTGTATTAAGTGATACGGTAGATGATGGAACTATATGGCATGAAATGCTCCATTCGTGTTCTATAAGTCATTTTGACTCAAATACATATGTACAAAATCAATATATTGAAGAAGCTTCTGTTGAATTTTTAAAACGACAAATTTGTTTAGAGAAAAAAATAGCTTCGGTGGCAGTTTATCAGGATAAAGTAACCACATTGCAAATTTTGAATAATAAATTTAAGTATGGAACTGACATGGAATTTGCAAAAGAATTATTTAGTATTCCTCTTCCATTGCGATATCAGTGGCTTGAAGATAAGATTGATGAAAGCCTTCATACAATGAGAGTATCTTTTGAGGATTATAATGAGACGATGCGGTTTATTGAAGAATTAAAAGGAGGAGGGGATGGGAGAAATTAATAATGTAAGCGAAATTAATGAAAACACTGATATTCATGAGTTTGCTATGTTCTGTAAAAAGTTGCGAAAAAAATGGGAGAACCCAGAGACAGAAGCGGAAAAACTGATATATAGGATGACGCATGGTAAAATGACGAATAAGGAGTATCTGGAATTAGAAGAAGAAGTAATTAAGTTCATTGCGTCTGATGCTTCGGAAGAAGATAAGAGAGCAGTTGGAGGGTATGCAGAATCTTTAAGTATGATTTGCAATGGCATAAGAGAGGGATTGCTTTAACAGGGGAAAGAATGTGTTTATAAGAGATATGGAAATTCTGTATCGGTGAAATGCGAAACAGAAGGATGTATATCTGAATCAATAAGAGGTTTATAAAATCCGCAATCAGCCGCCAGCTAAATACTGGCGGCTTTTTTGATTAAGTTGGTACAACCTCCGTCCAAATCTGTTGTAAAATTGAGTGAGGAGGTAGTGATGATGAATGAAAAATATTCGGTTGGTGATAAAGTAGTCACTGCGGATAATTGGGATAATGGTTTTGGTAAAATTATTCCTAAAGGAAGTGTTGTTAAAATTACAAGAGCCTTTAAATTTGACGGGATAAATATGTATGATTGTGAATACAATGGAGGCAGCGCTATATACGATGAAGAATGGCTCGGAGAAATATATGATCAACCAAAAATCGGCGGTTAGATTCCATGCAGTGAGCGGTTGCCGGAGGACGACGTTGATGTTCTCGTATGGTATGAGTATTTCAGATATGAAGAATACAATAGATTGTTTCAGACAATAGGAATTTTATTCACATATAACGGCAAATGGTCTGGATTTGTTAATGATCAAAGTGGTTCGAGTCAATTAATGATTATTGCATGGTAACCATTACCAGGGGCGTATCATGGATAAGTGATTGAAAAACCTATCTCAAGTTGGTATAATATGGGAAAATACATACCGGAGGGGAAAACCATGGGAAACGAAGAAAAGAAAGATGAAGTATTGAACATTGCAAACGAATTGCTTCAAGAAATGAAGATTCAGGCGGAAAGATCGCATAAAGCGCTGATAACTGTTGCATGGCTTTGGTTTGCGTCTGTAATAGCTATTGTGGCCGGATTCCTGATTTACCTGTACCAGTATGATTTTACGGCAACAGTGGAGCAGACCGGGGTATACACTCTTATGGACAGTCAGGGAAATGTCATATCGTCAGATCTGACGCCTGAGGACATAATCAAGATAGAGGAGATTTTGGAAAGTGGCAAAGACCAAGGTGACCAAGAGCAGAAGTAAGAAGAGCGGCAAGAAGAGAGGAACGGCGAAAAGGAAGAAGTAAGGAATGGCACGAAACATTATCCCGGATTTCAGCAGAGAGAAAAGAGAATATTTCAGGAGAGAATGCAATTTCACTCCAAGAGAAGAACAACTTTTTGATTTGAGGAACCAGGAATATTCTTTGGAGGAATGCGCCGAACTTATGCACTGCAGTGAATCCACCATAGGACGAATCAGTAAAAAGATGCTTCGGAAGATAATGGAGCAAATTTGACGGTTTTATGAGAGACTTTTGAAAAGATTTAGAGGCTTATCTGACATGGTAAGTCTCTTTTTTGTATGCGAAAATATAGGCGTAGGAGGCATACAAATGCTTTTTAATCTTTGGAACTATACCCCGTCTTACCAAAGCGCGAGTGACGGGATGATGATAGAGGATGCAATTAAGTCAATGGAGGAGAAAGATGTATCCGAACAATTCCATGCTGAATCAGCAGATGGCGCAGCTCGATCAGGAGTATGCGCAGAGAAAAGCTAATATCATGCAGAGTTTCTACGACCAACAGCAGGGAGGTAGCTGGGGACGGCAGAGCGCACAGGGAACACAGCAATCGCAGACATCTAGCCAAAATGTAAACTGGATATATGTTTCCGGCGTTGATGGGGCAAAGAATCAGATTGTGCAGCCGGGACAAACTGCCTGGATGATGGATAATAATGAGCCTTATTTTTATGTAAAATCCGTGGATAATGTGGGAAGCTCCACTTTCCGTATATTTCAGTTTGCGGAGGTGCAGGAAATTCAGCCAGAACAGGCAGTACAACCACAAATAGACCTGTCTCAGTACGTCCAGCGTGACGAATTTGACGCTTTAAAGGCGCAGCTTGAACAACTTACCAATACACAGAAAAAACAGCCTACAAAGGCAAATAAGGGGGTAGAGGACAATGGCTAATCCTTTAATGGGAATGATGGGCGGATCCCAAGGGGGCAATCCGGCAATGGCGCATATGGGGAATATGGAAATGATTAAACAGGCAGCGCAGTCTGCCAAAAAGATGATGGGTATGCTGAATGGGGTTAAGAACCCGCAGCAGGCTCTCATGATGGCGGCACAACAGAACCCTGGACTTAATTCTGTAATGCAGATGGTGGGCGGACGGGATCCTCGACAAGTTTTTTATGAGGAATGTAAGAAAAACGGAGTAAATCCAGAGGATATTTTAAAAGAATTACGCTAACACCACCAAAGACGGTGTTAAGAATAAACTGACGCACAAATCGAAAGTGCGCCACTAACCCCTAAAAGCTATGGGGTAGAAAGGAGAAGCTATGGATAGCTCTAATGATTTTGCAGTAGGTTATGCAGTCGGTGACAATGCCGCAAACCGTAACTGCGGTTATGGCAATGGCATGTTTGGCGCAGACGGAGGATTCTTCTGGATCTTCGCATTGCTGTTACTGCCCATGATGACCAACGGCGGTCTGTGGGGGACCAACGGCAGGGGACAGGCTGTGACAGAAGCAGGGCTGTGCAATGCCATGAATTTCAACAACCTGGAGAACGCTGTGGGTCGTTTGAGCGACCAGCAGGCGGCAATCGCACGCCAGACAGACAATGCGATTTGCAATCTGGGTTATGAAACCCTGCGGAACTTTAACAGCCTGGAACAGCAGTTGGCGGCTTGTTGCTGCGGTATCGAAAAGGCAATCCTTGAGAACCGCTATCTGGCAGCACAGAACACCAGCGAGATTATCCAGGCACAGGAGAGAGGGACACAGAAAGTTCTTGACTGGCTGTGCAACCAGGAAAACCGCAATTTGCGTGACGAGAATATGAGGAATTATATTCAGTCTCAGTTCTGTGGCGTTCCGAGATTCCAGCCTGGTACGGTATACGGTGCAGTTCCGGCAAATCCGTTTTTCGGAAACTGGAATAACTGCGGCGGATGCGGTGGCTGTTGCGGAAACGGCAACATCTAATCATTGGTCACACTGACCGGGGAGAAAGGCGGGGTGGCTGAAAAATCGGTTGCCCCGTTTTTATTGTACATTGAAAACCGAATACTGGCAGTAGTTTGTGGGCTTTAGAATGGTACAACTGATTTATTCCCTCATGGTAAAATATCATTGTGAGGATAGCCAACCGGTGGCGACAAGTGGCAATCCCTAGCCATTTCCTCACATTGTAAATAGGGAATTACAAGGAGGGAATGTAATTATGGGAATGACAAATAATATGTTGTCGCTTGTGCGGTATGTGGCAGAAAATGACCTATCAAAAGCCAAACAGTATGCGCTTAGCTGTTGTGTGGAAGATACCACACAGAAAAACAAGTATTATGTATCAAGGTATAAGCAGTTGCTCACTACTGGCGGCTTAAATATGATTGAATTGCCGCCTAACGTGTCAAAATTTGCCACAATGGAAGATGTATCTATGACATACATAGAAAATAGGTATTATCTGACGGAGGACGAAAAGAAACTGTTTGAACTGATACGAGATATGAACGATGTTGCCTTACAGCTTATGGAAAAACAGATACCATATCTGAATGCTACTTTGTTATACGGAGAAAGCGGAGTTGGAAAGACAGCATTTTCAAAATATGTCGCATACAAACTTGAAATGCCTTATCTGTATGTGAACTTTTCCAAAATGTTAGACAGCTTACTTGGAGGAACCGCAAAGAATTTGACTGCATTGTTTAATTATATCAATCAGCAAAAATGCGTAATAATGCTTGATGAAATTGACTGTATGGCAGGAAATAGAAAGTATTCTGATGGTGGAGCGTCGGCAGAAGTATCAAGAAGTACAACATGCCTATTACAGCTTTTAGACGCAGTTACAAACGACCATGTAATACTAGCGGCAACAAATCTGATTGATGATGTTGACCCGGCTGTAAAAAGAAGATTTACAGAAAAACATGAAATGCACCGTCTGACCACTGATGAAAATTATGCTTTCATCTGTCAATACATGAATAGCACTGGTTTTAAATATAGCCTTCTATCTGCAATGGAATATGCGAGGCAGGAACATTCACAAGCGGAAATTATGACACATATGACAAGGTGCATTGCACAAACGCTTATAAACAAAAAGTCCATAGTTGAATTTTAATAAAACCCAGAAACTACTGTCAGTAAATCGGCAGTAGTTTTTATTTTGCAGAAATGGAGGAAAATATTATGAGTTGTAAAGCGGCAATATACACAGCCAACACAGGCGCACAAGCATTGCAGATTGGGAGCGTTCTTTCTCTTGGCTCCATTATCCGGCGTTTCGGGTGTGGCGTAAATCTGAACGGAAACGGCGTTGTGATTGACAGAGAAGGGTATTATGACGTGGACGCGTCTATCACAGCCACGGCAGCGGCAGCTGGCACTGTAACGGTAACATTGCTCCGTGATGGTGTAGCAGTTCCGGGGGCGGTAGCGTCTGCAACGGCGGCAGCAGCAGGAACGGTTGCACTCCCTATCACTGCACTTGTCCGGCAGTCTTGCGGTTGCTCTGGCGGCTCTACTCTTACACTCGTTCTGGGTGGCACAGCGGCGACTATCAATAATGTGGCGCTGAAAGTCATTAAGTTGTAATGGACGGCAGGCAATTTGACGCTCTGGACGCTTTGGGCGTGGCTTCGTTCCTTTTGGGGTTGGAAAATCTTTATGAGAATAGGAGCCAGTCCGCTCAGAATGACGTAGGAGCCGCAAACGACAAGCAAGCGTCTTATCTTCTGTCCGAGATAGGAAAACGCCTTGACGGGCAGGATAGGACGCTTGAAGCGATATTGAATAAGTTGGAGCAACTGGAAAGGAGATTGGACAATGCATAAGCTGATGGAACGGATTGAAAAAGAACTCCATGAGATTGCGGAAAAGGGATTTTCTCCCACGAATATAGACAATGCCATGAAGTTCGTGGACATGTACAAAGACCTAAAATATGTAGAGTACATGGGATTCACAGAGGGCGCTTATCATGAAGTGAAAGAAGAGATGATGCCGGGCAAGACAAGGACCATGGAGCGCCGAGAAGGCTCCCGGTTTGACCGGAACATCAATGAACTGTATGATAAATATCTCTGGTGCAAGAAAGAGTATGCCAGGGACGGTTCTGAGGTTCACCGACAGAAAGTGACGGAGGCCCTTGAACGGCTGATGTCGGAAATCTGCGATTTGCTGTTTGACATCAACCGTGATGCTGACTTTAAGGCAGAGAGGGACGTTGTGCTGAAATATAAAAAGAGCATGGAGCAGATTTCATAAGAAAAAGGGCGGTAGGTGTTATCCTGCCGCCTGTTCTTTACACAAGAAAAATCTAAATCGTTCAATGTCGTATTCTACGGTAACACAGTTGTTGTCAGCAGTATACAGAGCGTATTCTGTGCCGTATGACGCCTTACGGGAGCGTATTTCAGAACCGTCCGAAAGCCTATACAAACCTTTGAATCTATGGCTATAAATAAAAGATTTCATTCTGTCAAAATCCGAGTTCGTCATATCCTCCTCACTTTCTCCCTGTATTTCTAACAAGGCTACATCAATATTCAGGAATCATACTGGAAAGTTCTTCCATCTGCTCTTTAGTAATCAATTCTGCAGTTCTGGCGAACATGACCTGACCGTGCCGGAATGCATAATCAACCTTTCCGCATACCCAACTTTCAAGCAGGATTTGATTTTTCAGGTGCTCATACCATTTATTCTTTTCATTCATATGATTACTCGCTTCCTCCCTGCATTACCCGGCAGGGACGGGGTAAAATCAATCAATAGCTACTTCGATGTAATGTTTCCAGGTTCCATCTGATTGCTTGCCAAAAGACCCAAACCTTTTTAAGGTGCGTTCTCCAAAAATACTTTTTATGAGCTCAGATCCACTCATATTATGACTGGAAATGAATTGCCCATTGGACGCTGTTTCCCTAACCTCAAAAATATCAGGCGAGTCCCAACCAGACCAAATTTTTAAAACATCTTTTGCCTTCATATCATCCCTTCTTTCTTACAGCATAACCTAGGTCATTTTTCTATCAATTCAAGATTATAAAGCATATTCTCTAAAGATACATATGCGACCATCATGTCACATTTAATATCTGCAAAATCTTCATCCGAGATTTCCGAAACGATGTCTTCATGCTTCGATAATTGTTTTTCATACCATTCATCAATTTCGGCTTCCAACTTTGCGGATTTTTCTACTAAGGCGTTGTGCCTTTCAATCTTTTTAGAGATATAGTTTGGTATTTTCGGCATTCTTCCTCCATTTCCCCCGGCGCAACCCCGCCGGGTGGGTGGTGTGGTTATTTTTTAACCATGTGTTTACTTACTTCGTAAATAATAGATAAAATTTCAAAATTTATGCTTTCGAGTTTTTCTTTTGTAAAAATGAAATCATTTGTTCTGGTTTGGTGTTTTAGTATTTCTTCAATCATATCTTTTTTCGTGAGTTCTTTTGTCATTTTCCATATCCTCCGTTCCTTTGATAAGACTAATTATACACACTATAATGTGTAATTTCAATCAGCATAATAAACAAAGATTTACACATTTTATTGTGCAATAGTTACATTTTAAAGTGTGTAATAATGTGGTATGCTTTAATGGGAGGTGGTATAGGTGATAATTTACAAGGATATTCTGCAAAAACTCAAAGACGCAGGATACAACACGAACCGCATAAGGAAAGAGGGATTGCTGTCAGAAGGTACTTTGCAGAGATTGAGAGAGGGCAGGCCAATCACAACAGAAACGATAGATATTATATGTAACCTGACAGGGTGCAAGGTCGAGGAAATAATAGAGCATAAAATCTCCCACGACAATGGGCGGCAGTGATGCCGCTCTTTTGCGTATAACTTGGTACAAATAAATTCTGGAAGCATGTTATCATGTATCTATCAAACAAAAGGAGGATGCCGACATGAAGACTCGGAATCACAAAGCAAACTTTTAACTAACAATCTGCGGCCAGGACAAAAGCGCCAAACGTGGCGTTCTTCGGAACAATTCGCGGCTGTAAGAACACGTTAAACTATGTAAGCCCGCACTGCACAGTCCTTGCAGACAGAAAATGGACAAAGGCAAGATAGCCCTGACTCCGAACGTGGAGCAATCAGGTATGTTGGGTTCAGCATTTGAACAAAACGCAGGTTCAATTCCTGCTCTTGCCATGCGTGGCGTTGACTTTTTCTTGTTTTGAAACCACACGTACAAAAAGGGTAGTAAAACAAGTATGGTTCTGATAGGGGATTTTCCCCTGTCGGAAATCGCAAAATGGAGGACATTGGAATGGAAGATAGGGAGTTTCTGCTTTTTGCTCTTTTACTAAACTGTTTAACAGTACCATCTTGCCCGCCAAACGGACATGGATACTATTATAAAAATGGTGTAGAAAAGTGCAATGGACAAGCATTTTTTACAGAGGGAATCGGTCTGCATGATGGAACCGGTAGGAAAGTTGAGTTAAGATGATTTTCTGCCAAACTTTGGCACAATATGGCCAGTAAAAAGCATTAAGAAATGGGCGCGACATAAGGTAAGACCGAAAAAAGTAGGCACTGAATATAATCAAAGACAGGGACAAATGCGAAGCGTTTCCTGCGGTACTAATGCTTTTTATTATATAGAAATCGGGAGGGATAGGGAAATGGAAGAATTAAAGAAATGTCCGTTTTGTGGTGGCAAAGCGATATTTAACACAGTCAGTAATTCATCGTCACATCACGGAGTTGGATTTGACTTTGAAATCGAATGTGAGGACTGCGGTGTAAAATTGCCAAATAGGTATAAAGTTGAGTTTTCCTTGACGGATAGCGGTGGCATAAATCCGTTATATGACGACAGAAAGAGGGCTGTTGAAGAATGGAACAATCGACCATGACAGAAAAATGAGTACTCTGCCCCATCTGCGGAGGAAAAACCCGCACGAAAATCAGACCGGACACGGAGGCGAAAAACCTGCCTATATTCTGCAAGATATGCAAAAATGAATTTCTTGCAAATATTAAGGATTTGAAAACGGAGGTATCGCATGACAAAAGAAGATAGAGATAACATTTATAGACGGGTAAATGAAGCGGTTATAGAGCCAAGCGAGCCTATGAATTTAGTTGAAATTAAAGCCTATGTAAAGGGCTGCGAATATGCTTACAACGCATTTTTTGACGCGATTGATAAAGCATACGGAGAAACGAAAACAGATTAGAGCCAGACGCATTGACGCAGTGCCAGTAGATGCGTGAGAGCGTGTTTGCTGGCATTTTTATTTTGCTAACATCTTATTTTTGATAAATCCTACCCTCCTAAGAGGGTGCATCCGTCAGTAATGGCGCTGTAAAGGCGGTTCGATTCCGCACGGGTGCATTTCTGCATAAACAGTGCAGAACATTTCCCTTTCCAAGCGCCTGCCCATTGCTGTCGGGCGCATCCTCCTCGGATTTTAGCGCAGTTGGCAGAGCACCTGTCTTATATACAGGCGGTCGGTGGTTCGATTCCACCAATTCCGATTACCCCGGCAAAGGTTTATTTGCCTACTCCCTTGCGTGGGCGGCACGCTATAAAAACGCTATGGAGGAAAACTTGGCAAAGTATAAATGCTTACTCTCATATGCGGACAGCGCATTATAAAAAATGTTATGGAGGACATGAAGCATGAAAAACATTGAACAGATTTTGAAAGAAGCAGGAGTTGAGGTTACGGACGAGCAGAAAGCGGCGATTGTTTCCGAGGTTGGCAAGAACTACAGAACATCTACTGACTACGATCGGCAGGCTAAGAAGCTGGAAGCGGCGGAATCTGACAGGGACGCTTACAAAGGGCAGCTGGACACGGCGAATGAGACCCTGGAGAAGTTCAAGGACATTGACCCAGAGAAACAGGCAGAGGAAATTCAGAAGTACAAGCAGGCGGCAAAAGAAGCGCAGGAAACCGCAGACAAACGGATTCTGGAGCGTGACCAGCGGGACTACCTCAAAGGTGAGTTTGACAAGCTGAAAATCGAATCAGGACGTGTCAGGGATTCGCTTATGCGTGAAATCATGGGCGAAGACGGTTTGAAGTGGAAGGACGGCGAATTTATGGGGCTGTCGGACTATCTGGAAAAGGAGAATGAAAAAGACCACTTCTATCAGACCGAAGCTGAAAAGGCAGAAGCCGAAGCCAAAGAGAAAGCCGCCGGAAGTGCGCCGAAATTTACAGACAAGTCCGAGCCGAAGCAGACCCAGGTAAAAGATACCAGTCCGGCTCCTGTGATTTTCTAAATCAAAAAGAAAAGAAAGGACAAACAAAATGGCTATTGATTCATTAAACCTTGTAAAACTTTCCGACTTGGCAGGAACCGAAGACGGAAAACTGAAACTTGCAGAGGAATATAAGGGCATTATTGAGAATGTCGGCAGGCGGACGATTTCAAGCCTTTTCAAAAATCAGAGATTATCCGGCGACCCGCAGGCAGGAACGCTTGTGGCGAAAAGATTTGCTTCTGCGAAATCAGAGGAATACGGCACGGCAAGGGCGGCAAGAAAAGGAAAGCCCGGCAGGGGATTTGAGGTCGCTGTTGATATCGACATTGACAAGGAAATCATGGAGGAATACGAGGAAAAGGATATCCGCCTTGGTGGAATCCCCGGCTTACTGTCTGAAAGGCGCACAGCTATCACCCGTGCCATGGTTCGGGAGTTGGATGAAAACTTTTTCCTTGTGGCCATTGGTAAGCGAAAAGAGAGTGACGGTACTGTCGGAACGGTGACCGGCGGCACAGAGGTCACGGCATCTGGAGATACCATCAAAGACCGGGTGACAGCTGTCGTGATGAAACTGCACACCGCAAAGAATGAGTTCGTGGACGGTATTGAAAAAGAAGACATTCATGTTGTCCTGTCCCCGGAAGCCTATGAGGAAATGCGAGATTATATCGACACCAAAGGAAACGCCAATGTTCAGACGGACGTTGCGGAGTTCGGACGGTATCACGGCGCATGGATTTACTCCAATGTCCACCAGCCGGAGGGTATTGAGATTATCGCTATGTGTACCGGGGCGATTGCGGAGCCGGTTATGGCGGACGAATACCAGGCAAAGCAGATTGAGCTTTCCAATGCGTATGCAATCGGAATGTTCTTCCACTACGGTTGCAAGGTTGTTATGCCTGACCTGATTTTCTACAGCAAGAAACCCGGTGCGGCCAGTACAAGCGAGGCCGGAGAGGAATCTGGCGGCACGACAAGGGCAAAGAGTACGAAGCTGTCATAATGAGCAAGCCGGCATGGGATATGTAAAGTATTTCATGCCGGAAATCAGATAGGAGGAAAATAAGACTATGAATTTTGGAGAAGCGTTAGAAGCAATCAAAAACGGAAAGAAGGCAAAGCGCAAGGGCTGGAACGGAAAAGAACAGTATGTTGTTTTGGCATACATGAAAACATGCGCCACTAAATCTGGAGAGGTAGTTATTGACCCGGAGCATGAAAACATTGGAAGCAAATTCCTGATGTTTGTCGGCACAAGCGGCTACCAGTGCGGCTGGCTTGCTTCCCAGGCTGATATGTTGGCAGAAGATTGGGAAATCGTGGAGTAGCCCATGGGATATGTAACCTACGACTACTACAAAAGCATATACGGCGAGGATTCCATGCCGGAAACCACCTTTAACCGGCTGTCATGGGAAGCCTGCCGCCGGATAGATACTATCACGCTGAATAAACTGAAATTCGCTTTCCCCACCAATGAGTACGATGTTGAAGCAGTGAAGCGGTGCGTCTGCAAGCTGATTGAGATTGCCGGGCAGATTGAAGCGGCAAACAAGCGTGTGACAGAGGGACAGGGGTACATCACGGACGAATCCGGCGCGCTTCGCGGTAAAGTAGTATCTTCTGTTTCCTCCGGCTCTGAATCCATATCGTACACAGCAAAGGCAGAGCAGTCCACAGAAATTGACGAAGCGGCGAGAGACCCTGAAAATCGTGAAAAGCTATACCGCGATACTGTAAGAGAATATCTCTCACTCGTGCCTGATTCCAACGGCGTGAATCTTCTGTATGCCGGAATCCCCTACCCACGCCGCAATGCCCCGAT